CACGGAACTGCACACCGTCCTGCAAATCGCGCCTGAACACCTTGATCTGCGCGATGTAGTGTCCCGTCGCGATCATCGTCCTGGAGTCCGCATCCTTCGCGGCCTTCCGCGCGAGCCACCTTGGCGACAGGTTCGTTCCGGACTCCGGATAGAACACGACCTGAAACGACCGGAAGTCCTGGTCGAGAATGCGCTCGATGAAGTAGCGCCGGTGCGCCTGGGCAAACACCAAGACGCCAGCCTCGGCCGTTCGCCGCGCGGTAGTCCCGAGCGCCAGCAGAGCGGCCTTGAGGTCCGGGCAGGATGGCTTCTTGCGCTTCACTCGATCACCGGAGGGATCGGCATGGTCCGGCGCTTCAAGTCTTCGAGCAGCGCCTCGATCTTGAGCTGGCCCTCGTCGACCAGCGCCTGACCGTCAACCTCGTCGGTCGCGCCTTCCGAATTCGGGATCCCGCCGAACTTCCGGCGGACCATGCCGAGCGTCTTCTTGCAGCGCGCTTCGATGAAGTCGAGCACCCAGTCGGTGTCCGGGCTCGGGATGAGCTGCATCCCGGTGTTCGCGTTCGCGTCGGCCGTGTAGTCGGCCGTCCAGGTATACGAAACGTGCGTCGCGTCCCGCACGATGTCGACATAGAGCGCGAACACCGAGCCTTCCCATTGCGCCAGCCACTCTGGCTCCGCGCTGATGACCCGGCCCGCGTCCTCCGCGTAGGTCAGGCGCTGCTGAATGTCGCCATACGTCTCGTCCCCGACCAACAAGTTGCCCAGTCCCGAATCGAACGGATTGAACGGGTCGATCGCACTCGGGTCGGTCCGCCGCGTGATGAACTGCACGTCCAGAATGCCAACCAGACCCGGATGCTGCGCGAGGTCCAGGGCGTATCGCTTCTGTGTCTTGGTCGCGGCCAAGGCGCGACGACGAACCTGCGGCCGATACCGCGCGTAGTTCCGAACTGCCTCTCTGGTCGCGGCAGCCAGATCCGACTCCGCGAGTTCGACCGTGAGCTGACTCGCGCCGAGACGCGACATGATCTCTTCGCGGATTGCAGTCGGAGTCAGAACCGTGTTCGGCATCGGCGCACCTCAGCTAGCTAGGCCCGTTCGTCTTCCTCCACCCACCCGAGCAGATCCTGCGCGGCTTCTGCGAGCGCACGCGCGTCCCGCACGCCCCGGACCTTGCCGAGCTTCGCGAGTGCCGCGTCGTCTTGGCAATCCGCGAGCGCGACGGCGGTCCGGTAGCCGGCCTTGCGGAGAGCGCTCGCGAGCACCTTGTTCACGCCCGGAACGTCCTCCAGAGGTCGGTCCTGCTGCTCGTCGCCCTCGTGGCCGTCACCAGCCTCTTCACCCGGCTCGTCGTCCGCCTCGACGGGCTCGCTTGGCTCAGCAGTTGCGCCGACACGATCCTGGCCAGCAGGACGCGGACTGTCCGTCTTGACCGTGCCGTCAGGACGCACCACGTCGCCAGTCGCGCGGTAACGGCCAGTCGGAGCCGTCGTGGCCAGTTCCGCACCTGCCTGAGGCTCCCGAGCAGCCTGAGCAACGGGTGCGGGAGCCTGCTCGGGTTCGGGAAACGGGGCCAGGAGGCCCGGGAAGTTGGCGTAGTGTGCGCCGACACAGATGCAGTCTTCGGGCTTGCGCCAGCCGAATACCGCGAGTTCGCGGAAGGGCCGGACAACACGAGTGTGACCCTGCGGGTCGCGGACGTGGACAGGTTGGTCGCCGGGGTTGATGAAGCGGGGTTCGGTCATGTTGTGGTTCCTTTTGCGCGCGATGACGCGCCGTGACCCGGATTCTACTCGGCCAGACGCGCCGGTCCAGGCACGAAACGGAAGCGGCCCGGCGAGCCGCATAGGCTCCAACCGGGCCGCAGGATGTCACGCGGCAGCGTGACGAACACCTGTCAGGTGTTCGTCAGGCCGATGCGCGTGAACATGCGTTCGTTCACCATCTTGGTCGCGTAGCGCGACGCCATGCCCCGCTGGGTCATGAAGTCGGCCAGCGTCGTGGGCTGGGTCGAGTAGAGGAGCTGGTAGGGTGCCCACACGTAACCCGCCTCGAAGAACTGCGAGCCCTTGTAGCCGACCAGCATGTTGCCGGTGGCCGACGAGCCCGGGAGCTTGTCGAGGTGCAGATCCTTGTAGATGCGGAACTGGCCCTTGAGCGTCCCGATGAAGTGCAGGCCGTGGACCGAGGCCGGCGCGGGGGCCGGCTCGAACATCGTGCTGGGCATCGACTCGATCAGGTTCGACATGCCCACGTCGACCACGCCCCAGTTGCCGTAGCCCTTCTGCGTCGCGGCCCAGATGCCGTTGCTGGCCTGATTCAGGGTGTAGACGAAGTCGCGGAAGTGCTCCTGCTGCGAGATGCCGGTCGGCACCTTGATGTTGAACGTGTAGGGCGCGGTCGCCGGGGTCGAGCCCCAGATCTCCGCGATGATCTGGCGGGCGGTCTCGACGTTGATCGTCTCGGCCGCACCCTGCACGAGGCTCGGTTCGAGCGACGTGCCCAGCTCGGCCATGATGTCCTGCATGGCCTCCTGGCTGTAGTTGATCTTCATCGCGCGACGCTCGGTCTCGGCCGTCGTCGTGGTGATCTGGACGTCGACCTCCGGCAGGTTCGACGAGCCCTCGCTGTCCCAGCGGTAGGTCGACGTGTTCGTCGCCGCGGTGGTGAAGGTCTCGCCGCCGCCGAGCGTGATCGACCACACACCCGTGGCGTAGTTGACCGCGCTGGTCGAGATCGTGACGCCCGTGCCACTGGCCTGGACGAACGCGCCAGCGCCGTTGTCCGCCACGACGATCGTGCCCGAGCCGGTCGTGACGAGCGACAGACGCACGGTTCCGGGTCGGACGCCGCCGCCGTCGATGTAGGCGAGCGTGCCCGAGTTGGTCGCGTTCGCGCCGCCCAGGGCCGTGATCGGCTCGCCCGAGATCACCTCGTTCGAGTAGTTCTGGCCGCCGTCCTGCCAGCCCGTGTTCGCGTCGAACAGCTTCTGGCCCTGGTAGTAGCTGCCCTTCGTCTTGCCGATGATCCAGCTCCAGTAGACGACCGTGGCGACGCGGCGCGTGGTCGGCTGGACCGACACGAGGTCGTTGATCGGGTTGTTGGGGAACGCCGCCCGGATGATCGGGAAGATGTAGTCGGCGAAGCCGCCGACGGTGGCCGAGCGAGTGGCCTCGTCGATCACGAAGCGGCCCTTGCCGTCCAGGCTCTTGCGGCACTTGGATGCCATCCAGCGCTTCGCGTTCTCCAGCATGAGCGCGGTGTGCGCGCGCATGACGTCGTCCTTGATGCGGAGATCGCCCGCCTCGGACTCGGAGAAGTATTCCTTCCAGCCGCCCTCGGCTTCCGGGGTGTCAGCGAGGCGCAGGCCCGCTTCGAGTTGGGCCTCGAACAGGCCCTGGTTCTGCAGAATCATGGTCGTAGCTCTCTGTCTGGTTGGTTGATGGGTTGATGGGTTGCAGCTCACTTCCGAACGGCCACAGCGGCAGCGGCGAGGCGAGCGCCTCGGCTCGACGGACCCGTCCTGGATTCGTCGACCCGCTTCCCTGCGTCGTTCTCTGACCTCACCGCACCGCGCGGCAAGGTCGGCCGGGAGTCCTCGACGAGCGGTTCCACGGCCGGCTGCGGAGATCCCACAGCCTGCACCGCGGTCCGGACCGCCAAGGGCAGGAGCAGCTCGGCGAAGTCCCGCACCTTGTCCGGCGATTCGGCCCCTTCCAGGATCTCCCGGAACGGTTCGAGTTGCGGGACTTGGTTCACGACCTCGCTGATCGCTCCCAGAACTTGCCCGCTGATCTCCCGAGCGGGCCTCTCGGCGAGAAGCGCCTCCGCCGTGCGGAGCCTTGAGGACACGGCCTCGTAGCTCTGCTTGGCTTCGGCGAGCTGTCCCGACAGCTCCTGAGCACGCCAATCCGACGTGACGAGCTTGGACTCAGCCACTTCCAGCCTCGCACGCAGTTCCTCGGCTTCCTCGGCCGTCGCCACGTGTGCCGCGCGCAGTTCCTGGATGACTTGGCCGGCTTCGGTGTTGTCCGTCGCGTCCGGATCGTGCGTCGCGTCTCGAACGGCGGACTCGATCAGGTCGTCCAGGTGATCCGCACCGATCGCTTCGAGAACGTGCAGCTTGCTTACCGCCAACGCGAGCGCGTCGTGGACGCGCCGGTGGACTGGTGCAGTGCGAAGCTGGCAGGCTTCTCGTAGCAGGCTGGTGCGAAGAGCACGACGCCCCGTCTCGTCCAGCTCGTCGATTGACGAACCGCACAACGACACGACGGACTCGACGCACGAAGTGACGTCCGAGTCCAGGTCTGCGGCGGCACCGGACTTCGCGTCCTCTGCCACCGAGCCACGTGCAGGAGCCGGATCCTGATCCGACTCCGATTGCGTCAGGCGCGGGTGCGCGCCCGACACCGAGGGACGCATCACAGCGTCCCACGTTTCGAGGACGTAGTCGTCGGGGTTGACCCGACCCTTCTCGTCCACCGATCCGGTTCCGCGCGAGCTGACGCCCCACTTGACGCCCTTGCGCGTGTATTCCTGCAACCGCAAGCCCTCCGGCGTGTCGAGCAGCTCGAAGCGCGCGTAGACGTCACCGTCCTCGCGCAGTTCCGCATGCGTCACGACCAGACCGAGCTTGTTCCCGTCCGTGCGACCATCCGACGGGTGCTCCAGATGCCCGACCATCGCGCGCTCCCGGATGGCTTGCTGCGCCGCCGACTTGGCATCCGCGATCCACTTCTCCCAGATCTTGCGCGGGTAGTAGCGGTTGTTCGCGTTCCGCTTGTCGCTGGTCTGCGCCGGCCCCTCGACGACCCACACGCCGTCCTTCGGCAACTTGACCTTGCGACCGTCCGGGAGCTGGCGCTCCTCCAGATCCATCGCATCGAGCGACTCGACGAGCTGCATCCCGCCGAACGACTCGTCGAGCTTCGCTGGCTTGCCGAACGCGAACCAGACCTTCGCACCCTGGCGGCAGTAGCCTGTCGTCGGGAGGAACGAGCCCGCGGCTCCTTCGCAAAGCAGGATACGGGTCATAGGTGGATGAACGGTTGCGTGTTCTCGATCTCGGCTTGCCGGAGCAGTTCGGCAACAACGTCTTTCTGCTCGCCCCTGGGGATCAGGTTGATGACGCGGTCCTGCGTCGGGATGACCTGAACGGCCCTGAACTCGTGCGCGGCGTCTACCACGCGTGTCGCAAGCATCTTCGGAAGGCCCCACCAAGTCAACTGGCGAACGACTTGCGGGCCGTAGCTACCAAGTCGATAGCTGCTGCGCTGCTTGTCGTCCAGGTGGATGACGAACTCCTCGGCGTCAGGCAGCCACTGCAACACGAAGAACGTGTTGAGCGGGACACTAGGCGGAAGCGGTGCGCGGGCCATGCGCGTCTCCTTCGCTTTCGCGCTGTTCTTCGAACGCCGGGCGTTCCGTGCCGCACACTGGGCACGTCTTCGGATACCGACCTGGGTAGACCGGCATGGGGAACGAGCACTCCGGGCACGGCTCACCCCGCGTCTTCTGCCGCGACAGCGCCCGGATGAGTCCTGGCGAGAAGCGGCGCTCCTCGCGCAGCTTGCTCATGGCGTCGGGAACAGGTTTCTCCGGATCAGCTCGCCGGCCGCGAGCGTGATCGTGACGGTGCCGAAGGCGCGTAGCTGATCCGACACCCGGACCCGCCAATACTTCTGCACGTCGATGCCGCCGCTGACAGAGCCGGCGTTCGGTCCGTCCACGATCGCGGTCCTGGCCTGCAAGGGCGGGACCGTGATGGTGTTCCCGAGCGTCCCGGCCACCCGGATCTGCCGCGTCGAGTAGCCAGCGTTCTGGTTGTTGCCGCTGGTCTGCAGTTCGAGCACGAGGTTCTCGGTGCGCGAGTGGTTCGTCACCTCGATCTGGACCTCTCCGAGCGCACCGACGCGCTCGAAGATGTGGTCCTGATTGGTGGCCGACGCACCGAGAGCCGGGTCGCGGCCGACAGCGAACTGAACGACGCTCGAAATGGTTCTCGTGTTGATCGCCACCGTGTAGCCCTCGTGCTCGTTGACTCGATGTCAGTCCAGACCAGCAGCAAGACGGTCAGACCGTCTTGATCTGCAGGATCTCGTCGCCGCGGATCTGCAGCTCGCCGCGACCGCCACCCACGGCCTGCAGACGGAAGAACTTGTCCTGGCCGTCCCGCAGCGAGATCTGCCACTCGCGGTATTGGCGAGCCGGGATCGAGACGTCCGCGACGGCCGTCGTGTTGGCCGCAGCGGTCGTGTCGGCCCAGGACGAGTTGTCGGCCGAGACCTGCAGCGTGACGGCGATCGCGCCGGTGCTCGGTTCGTTCTGGTTCTCCGCGCGGACCGTCAGGCGGCCTCCGCGACGGACCGAGAAGGTGAGGGGAGCGTTCTCCGTGACACCGGCACCGAAGCCGTAGGTGCCGATGTTTGCGACTTGCGTGCGTGGCATCTTTCGTTTCCTTGGTTGTTGAGTTGGCTGTTCGCCGGCTCGGAAGGCTATTCCGTCGCGAGCCGCAATGCAATCTCCTGAACGTCACCCGACGCCGAGACCACCCCAGCGCCGTCGAACGAGAGGCCGCCGTAGACCTGCTGGTCTGCAAGCCACGAGAGAAACTCGCTCATGGCAGGCCGCGCGCCCGCCGCGAAGGACACCCACTGCTCGGCGAACCGGACGAGGTGTCCGTCCTCGTCCACCACCGCAGCGTGGCCGTTCTCGTCGATGACGAGAGAGTCGACGACAGGACCATGCCCGTCGCGCAGCAAGATCTTACCAACTTGGCGTTCGCGTGTCTCGCTTTCGGCGAGCTGGTCGAGCATCACGGCAGGTAGCGACGTGACCGCTTGGATCCAAGGCTGGAAGTCGAACTCGGGCTCCGACACGGACCAAGTGAGCAGGCTCTCCAAGTAGGCAGGACGGCCGAACAGCGCGCGCCGTTGCGCGTCGCGAAGCGCACGGTCCTGGTCCGCATCCCCAGGAGGAGCGAGCAGATACCCTTCGCGGTGATCGAACGTCCAGGTGCCGTCGCCCAAGCTCCGCGGGGTCGCGTCGATCGAGACGACACCGACGCCTGCCGTGTTCTCCTTCTGCCACCAGTCTGACCGGAACACGAGCGTGGCGGTGTCTCCGACCACGATGAAGTCGATCGGGAACGACATGTCCAGCGCCGGAACGCGTAGTTCCATGCCGGACAGCAGGGCGGTCAGGAGTTTGGGGTCCATTTCACGCGATGAAGATCTTCTCGGGAGGGCCGTGGCGGAACTGCCAACCCAGCGACTTGACCAGCTTGACGCACTGATCGACCTCGTCCTGACTCGCGCACTTCGCCCTGACCAAGTAGGTCTGCAGGTCGATGTCGTGACGCACCAGGAGCTGGCCGCCCGACGAGCTGACGATCGAACCCGAGCCGACCAACCACTTGTCCGGCATGGTGCGGCGCTCGGTGTTGACGTTACCGAACGAGTCGCTCGTGCCGACCATGTAGACGTCCAGGCGCAGAGCCAGGGATAGGTCGAAGTAGAGATGCTTCGTGTGGAAGTTGCCTTTGCGGAGGCAACAGAAAACACCCTGTGACCCGCCCTGCGCGAAGTCGGAGCTTGGCGATGCGCCGTTCTTCACCACGCCGTAGAACGGCTTGACTTCGTTCGAGAACAACGCGCCGTTGACCGCGACGTCTTTGAAGAACTGGAGGGTCGAACCGTGGCCGAGCAAGGCATGCGCGACGTATGTCGAGCTGCCCAAGGTGGCCCGCATCTTTTCCACAGTCCAGCCGATGCGCGTGTGCCGATAGAACCCGGCGTCGCGCGCGTCGTGTTGCCCCGTCGCGTGCTTCTTGGTCGCGTCGATCACGAGGTCTGGCGAGATCCCGGACTTCTCCGACACGAACTTGGTCAGAGCTTTCATCGCGGTCGCGTGGTCGCCCTTCTCGTAGTCCGACATCGCGCCGACGAGAACCGGGTCGACCAGCGCGGTGCCGTCCGAACTCGGCTTGAACGTGCCGCCGTTTTGCAGCGCAGCAGCCTGCTTGGCCAGATAGAGCACGCGCTGGTCGGCTTCGGTCGCGCGGTGCATCGGGATGTTCGTCGCCTCGCCGAACAACCTGAGCAAATGGGCAACGACTGGCGCGGACGGCGTGCCCGGGATCACGCCCCAGCACAAACCCTTGACGCCCTGAACACCCGCCTTGATGTCGCCGGACTGCGCGGTCGGGTTGACGAACAGCTTTGCCCCGGTCTTCGGATCTTCGATCACGAACTGCGACACCAGCGAACTGTTCACAACCGGCTTGTGCAGGTTGCGCACGACGATCTGCCCGCCGTCGTTCGTGATGTTCGGGTAGCTCGCGCCCTGGTTCTTGAGCTTGGCCTGGAACGTCTTCTTCGGTTTTGCCTTCTTGACCTCGGGCGGCTCTTCGAACACGAACTCGGTGAACACCGGAGAGTGCTGACCGAGCAGGCTGGTCGCGTTCGCGTTCCAGTATTCGACCGTGCTGACGTAGCCGAGATACTGGTCGGCCATCGCGTTCACCGCTTCGTTCGGCTCGCCAGTCTGCGCGAACTTGCCCTTCGGGTCTTTCGATTGCTCCAGGATCTGCTGGAGCATCGGCTTCAGCGCCATGGCTGCTGCCACCGTCGTCTGGTTCGGGACGCCGTCGGCCTTCGCCCCGTTCAAGTGGAAGTTGATCGTCTTGATCGCGGCGAACAGCTTTTCGTAGATCGTGTTCGCCTTGTCGACCACAAGCCGCTGTGGGCCACCGGGTCCGTCCGAGACTTCGACCACCCCACTCGACAACAGGGCCTGTGTCGCACGCATACCCGCGGGCTTGGTCAGGCGGAAGTGAATGAACGTGGCGGGCGTCTTGACACCCTGTGTCTCCTCCCACACGACCGCCCGGCACATGACCTCCTGGTTCTCGACCCACGGGCCGTCCACCCGTAGTGACTTGCCCTGCCATCCGGCCTTCACCGCCTGACCGATCGTCTCCTCCTCGGCCTTGCCGAACTCCAGGTCCGCAGGCGATGACTTGAGCACCTCGAAGTCGATCGCGATGCCCCCGGCCGCGCCGGGCCACTTGAAGTCCTTGCGCAGATCCCGCAACACGTCCGTCCAGTCATCCAGGTAGGACTTGCGCCGTTTCTCCAGGCCACCAAGCACCGATTTCATCTCGGCCTCGGACGACTGCCTCGCGGCGAACACCGGAGCCAGGACATCGCCGAACAGTTCGAGCGTGAACTCGCCCTGGATGGCCTCGATGGTAGCGCGCATCGCGGCGAACGCAGACTGCGGGATCTGGGCCTTGCCGGCAGACCAATCGAGAAGCAGACGCTTCGCGTAGCCCTGACCGAAGTTGCCTGACGGGTGCCAGTGCGGATCGAGACTCGCGCTGATCCCCAGAAACAGGAACTTGAACGACTGACCGCGATCGACCGCGATGATCTTGGACCCGACCTGAATCCAGTTCCCTCCGTGGCCATCGTGGTCGCCCAGGAACATGTCGAGTGCGTGCTGACTGAGCAGCTCGGCCTTGTTCGCGTCGCTCAAGTCGTTCGGGCTTGATGGGCACGGAACCGCATCGTCGAAGAACGGCTGGATCGACGCTCGCTGCCCGTCGTAGTCGAACACGCCAACCGGGAGCACGTTGCTCTTCACGCGCGCCATGAGCAAAGACGCAGCTCGGTCGATCTCGGCTTGTGCAGGTTCGCCCTTGCGCCACTTCAGGAAGAGCTTGTTCCCGTGCTGGTCCTGCACCACCGCGGTCGGCTTCGACGCGTGCGTGAGCGTCTTGGCGTGGATCCGCGTGAGCTTCGCTGTCGACGGGTAGTGGATCGTCGCGAGCGCGGTGGCCGTGACGAGCGGCTTGTCGAACGTGACCGCCGGCTTCGACGGCGCAACCGGCGCGGACACCGACGGCGCGGATGGGGTCGAAGCGAGCGGCACGGTCCCCTTCGTCTTCTTGCCGGTCTGCGTCGCGGTCATCCTGGCCTTGAGGCACGCAATCACCGCGTCCTTCTGTGCCTCGGTCAGCGCGCCGCCGACGAACAGGCCAGCCAGCTCGCGCACGATGTTCAAGGTCGACACGGCGTAGTAGGGCACGCCGCCCTCCTTCAGCCAGTTCAGCTTGAAGGTGTTCATGTTGACCTTCGCCGCCGCAAGCTGACCTCCCGAATCCCAGACCAACTTCATCCGGGCCATCACGGACGGATCGGGATGCGAATACCACGGATCCTTCGACGTGGCTGACTCCGTGTCAACCGCAGCTTGCAAGTCGGACGCACCGCTCGGGCCAGACGGCAGGGCCTCGACCAGACCAGCTCCCGACAAGCCGAGCAGATAGTGGTAGTAGGAGCCGTCCTCACCGAGCCAGCTCACATAGCCGGCGGCCGTGTATGGCGTCCCGAGCTTCGTCTCGAACACCTGACCGAACGACGGCCCTGTGCTCCTGGACCTCGCCGCATTGAACTCCTTCGGCTGTTTTGCGTCGGCGAGGATCGCCTTCGCCTGCAGCGCCACGACCATCGCGGTCGTCACGGGGAACGGGGCCTTGAACAGTAGGGTCTTCCAGATGTCCGCATCCGGAGCTTGTGGGATGAGCGTGCCGCCGGGCGGCGACAACGACGACCCCGTAGCGACGGTCTTCGAGACCTCGCCTGCGAACGTGACCTGCGAGTGCTGCGTCGGCGTGTTCTTCGGCGCGTAGATCTGGGGCACACCATTCAGCAGCATCCAATCGGCCAGCTTGTCGATCGCGTCCTGTTGCCACGTCGAGCCACCGGACGGAACCATGTCGGCCCACCACTTCTCCTTCTGATAGCTCTTCTCCGGCATGATGGCGAGCGGCTTCAACGTGACCGCGTCGACCTCATCGTTCTTCGGCTTGGCCGCTGGGTTGCCGCCCGTGACAAACCCGACGTAGAGCCTGACCGCGCTCGTGCTCGCGCGGAAGTCGCCGAGGTGCGCAACAGGCTGGACCGACATGCCCGTCTCTTCGTAGAACTCGCGAACGGCCGTGACGAGCGGGCTCTCTCCCTTGTCGATCGTCCCCTTCGGAATCGCAAGCGTGTAGCCGCCATACGCGCCAGACGGGTAACACAGCACGACCGTCGGGAACTGCGCGACGAACAGGCCGGACCCGCCGCTGATCTTCGTTCCGCCCGGGAACACCGCGAGCACACCAGCCGAGACGTGTCTGCCGCTCGGCGGAGCCGGCATTGCTGGCTCGTCCAGCGGAGACGGCGAGTCCCATCCGGCCGGCGGCGCGCTCGGAATCGGGATCATCTTGGACACGTCGTAGTTGTTCACGACCGAGACCGGGACCGCGCCCGACTTCTTGCCGAACACGACCTCGCCCGTGGCCGCCAGCTCGGTGTCGCGCTCATAGACCAGGGTTAGCTGGTTGAGCGTTGCCGCCGACACGACGTCGTATGCCGAGGGCCCACCGTCATCGAGCACGGCCTCCAGAAAGATCGGTCCTTTGACCCAGCCGAGAATCCGCGTCTTTTCGCCGGTCGCCGTGACGAGAGGAACGCCCACGCGGAACTGCGCGTCCTTCGGTGCTGGCTGATAGACTAGGCTGTTCTCCTTCGCGACCGTCCGGGCCTTGGTCGACAGCCTGTAGTTCAACTTGGGGAACTCGGCCTCGGACTCGACTGCAGGCAGCGGGAGCAGCTCACTCTGCACGACGTCGTC